CCTCGACATCATTACCTCTAAATGCAAGTTGAATGAACTTGTCTTCTAGTGCAACAGCAGTCTTTGCCATCTCATAGATCTTAGACTTGAGTTCATCGTTTACGATACGTGGATGTTCATCACAGAACTCACGGAACAGTTTTGCGTTACCCTGCACGTGTAGAGACTCATCACGTATCGACCACTCAACGATTGTACCCATACCCTTCATCTTACCGAAGCGTTGGAAGTTGAGTAACATCACAAAAGAACTGAACAGACTCATACCCTCGTTGAATACTGATTGTGCGAGTGCAAGTGCAAGTCCGGTGTGAGTGTTTGAGTCACCTTCTTTCATGAAGTCAACCTTGTCTGCCATCTCTTTAAACTCAAGAAACTTGTGGTACTCTTCGTCGGGTAGACCCAGAGTATCATTCAACAGTGCATACGCACGTTGGTGTACTGCTTCTCGACCCGCAAACGATGACAACATGTTACGGACTTCATTGTTCTTGAATTTTGGAATCAAGAGTTCGTGATAGTTCTCACCCACCTGTACGTCTGACTGAGTAAACAGTCTCAAGATATGAGTAATGAACTCTTTCTCTGATTCAGTTAGTTTGGTTTTCCAGTCCTGTACGTCTTCGGACAGTTCTGCTTCGTCTTCAATCCAGTGCACCTCTTCGTGCTTCTTGGATAGTTCTACCGCCCATGGATACTTGAACGGTTTGTAAGTTGTACTAAATTCTAATAATGCCATTTATCCCTCGCAAGCTTTGCATTCGTCTTCTTCGTCATTTTCTGCCGGTGTATCTAACCATTCCATTAGTTCTTGGTATCCACCTATGTAGTTCCCCTGAATATAGATTTGGGGTACAGTTTTGACCTTACGTCCCGTTACTTCTGCAGCGGTCTTACCGATCTCTTCGAGATCTATCTTGTCAAATAGAATACCTCGTAACTTGAGTTCTTCCATTGCAAGAGCACACCAAGGGCAGTTCTTTTTACTATAGACAATGCTACGAGTATCATCCTGCAGTGCAACACGTTCTACTTTCTCAGATACGTTTTCTGCACGTGACTTTGCTTCGGTACGGAGATAGTATAGACCTTTCAGTCCTTCTTTCCATGCCTTCAAATGCACCTTGTTAACATAAGATTTCTCTGCACCAGATGGGAAAAAGATATTGACTGACTGTCCTTGACAGATGTACTTCTGACGATCTGCTGCATGTTGGATAACCCAGTTCTGATCTAATTCCTGTGCAGTCTTATATATACTTTTTTCACCCTCTGTTAGGAAAGGTAAGTGCTGAACACTACCTTTATTTGTGATAATACTAGTCCAGTTGGACTCGTTGTTCTCACCCTTACTCTCCAGTAACTCTTCCAAGTATTTGTTCTTTACAAGGAACGATCCTGATCGTGTACGGTGTGTGTACGCACATGCCTTCAGGGGTTCGATGCTTGGACTTGTAGACAGAATGACTCCGCTTGAGGCGTTTGGTGCAATTGCAATGAGATGTGCGTTTCTCCGTCCGGATCCGATACCGTCAGGATATTCCCCCCTCTCTTCTGCAAGTCGTTGAGTTTCTGCGACAGCTTCTCCGTTAATATGGGCAAACACAACATCGTTGATTTCTCTTGCCTTTCTTGATTCCCATGCGACTCCATTTTTTTGGAGGAGACTGTGGAATCCCATTGCTCCGAGTCCAATTGATCGTTCACGTTCTGCAGAGTACTTTGCACGGCTGATAGTGTCTGGTGCGTTTTCGATAAAGTATTCGAGAACATTATCAAGCATACGCACAATATCCCGCACAATAGTAGTGTTTTTCCATTCATCATAATACTCCAGATTCAAACTAGATAAACAACATACCGCAGTCCGGTCTTCACTTGTCGGTAAGTGTATCTCATTACATAAATTGGATCCATGAATTTGTAGACCAAGATCCTTTAGTGGTTGGGGTAGCATTTCATTTGCAGTGTCGATGAAGTTCAGATAGGGTTCACCTGTACGGAACCTCACTTCCAAAATACGTTCCCATAGTTTACGTGCCTTGATCGTCTCCTTCACAGTTCCATCTTTTGGATCACGCAGATCAAAGTCAGAGTTAGTCATGACTGCTTCCATGAACTCATTACTGACATTGATTGCGTTGTGTAGGTTTAACGCTTTACGTTGCACGTCACCCGTAGGAATACGGATGTTTAAAAATTCGATAATGTCTGGATGCGACACGTTCATGTAAGCGGCATAAGAACCCTTACGAGTCTTACCTTGACGGTAAGCAATCATGTCTGCATCTACAGTGTGTAGGAACGGGATAGGGCCTGGTGCAATGTCTGACACGGTTCGCACGTCACTCCAGTGACCCCCAACACCGCCACCATAAACACTAAGCCAACGTAACTCAGAACTGTGACCAATGAGACCCTCCAGAGTATCTGGCACATAAGTGAGGAAACACGAGATAGGCATTCCTTTCCCTTTACCGTGTCCATTAGGTGCGTTAGAAAGTACAGGAGAAGCGTACATAAACCACTTATTACTAACATAATCATATAACCGTTGAGCAAGATCTTCATCCATCTCTCCCTTATATGTTGACCATGCCTTTGCGGCACGTGCGTATCCCTCTTGAGGGGAGTCTTCATAATCATTCAGGTAGAAGTCTTTCAGCATCCCTACTGCATAGTCCTCTAACAACTTATCCTTTTTCTTATCAATTTTCATTTATCTTCCACCACTGTAATCGTAAAATGGTTCATCGGGAACATATTCATAGTTCTCAATTACCGCTTGTTTCTTTGTATCTATGAACTTGTCAACCATGGTTAACACTTTCTGGTCTTGTTCCTTCTGAGACCAAATCTCTTCCCACATAAAGTGATTTACAAGAGACGACTCAGGATTGGAAATTAGAAATCTGTCTTGTCGGAGTTCTTCACTGTCGCATCCTTCCATAGGTACAAAGATCAATTTGTCTACCGCTCCGCCTGCCATACCCAGATTATTCTGCAGGGCTACTACCTCTTCTACTTCATCTTGATCCTTACCATGAAAAACGCAGACAGTAAATCCCCTATGATCTATAGTCTTCATAGCGTTAGTTCCTAGTTTGGTTTGAACATCATAACAGACTCAACGAGAAATGTCAAGCCTATAAGGGAGATTTTCGTTTAAGAACCTTCGCAAGCAGTTCATCACGCTTACGTTTCTTTTTCTTTTTCACTACCACTGTAGAGGCATCATCACCCGTACCAACTACGGATGCTGTCGTTGTGTCCTCAGCATGTGTTTTAAATTTCTTCATTGGTGTCCTCTCTTTTAAGTAAAACCATAACCGAAGCTTCTACTCCATCACCCTTGTTCCAACGTCTCTTAGAGTTTTCGATTTCATACACTTCATGTATCTTATAGGGATGATTGTCACTCTGGTCTATATGGTTTACAAATCTTTTTATTTCCGAAAACAGGTTTATGTCATCTATTAGGATATATGGAATTTTTGCTAGACTACAGTTGATGTAATCTCTTCGCATTGCTTCAGGTCTATGATCCCCGTCGATATACGCCAAATCGTATCCTTCTGATAATTCTTCGGGTGTGATCTCACGAGAATCTTTGATACCAAATTTGAACCTGTCTCCAAAGATCTTTTCCATCTTATTGGCGGCTGGTCTGGTATAACGATGTCTTCCAATATCGATGGAATGAACTACTATGTCACGTGCTGTCGAGAGGAAACAGTACGTAGAATGTCCTGCGTTGAATCCGATTTCTAAAATCTTCTTTGCACCAGTTGTTGCCAACATGGATTTAAAATTGCGAACGGTCTTATCTGATAGATATGCATGACCTTCGTTGATATGTCTTTCCATACCAGAAAAATGATGGTCATACCTATCTTGCATCATTTCGATAACTCCGCCGTGGTTATGTAAACTTGTTGATTGGATTTCAGATGAGTCGCTTCGTAAATGGATAGACCAAGTATCTCATCTATAGGCATAGTCATTTCTACTCTAAGTTGGTCACCTTTCTTGACAACCTCTTCGCACTTAGTAGTGATGCTGTCATTCTTGATTCGGTATATGCCTGGCGATAACTCATTACCTTCTAACATAAACCACTGAGTCTCTTCTGCGAGACAGTCAAGAATGTCTATACCTGTTTCTTTGTGGATCTTATCTATGTCTCCACCGTGTTCTTTGATCAGTGCAAGAGCGGCACCGTATCGTGCGACCACAGATGAACCGCCTGGCGCTTTTGCCATGATTCGTTTTAAATTGAAAACAAGACGATGGAATGTCGTGTAGTGTGCTCTATATGCTTCACGATCATCCATAGAATTCTGTGAGAAGTCTTTGTTCTTATTTCCGTCTTTGTCTATGATTCCCGCTTTGAACGCTTCGGTATCCTCGAACTTCGTTACCAGAAGTTTCAAGAACCGGATAGTATAGACAAGATCTGCTGCTGATTTTAATAGTCCCATAGTGCTTATTTATACCGTTTCTACCAGTGCTTTTGGTACTGTTGAATTAAAAATGTTATCAAAGATCCCTTGGTACATAGCGTACAGAGCATCTTTGTGAGGAGTAATAAATTCGTAATCAAACTTGTCCTTGAGGATCTTTCTCTGTATCGGTGAGTCCATACCGAATTCCTGTAACCAGTCCTTTGGACACTTCAACACCTCATGGAAAATTCTCCTGTCATTATATAGTGATCCACACATCACGTCATTATTCTGTGATATGGCACGAGTATAGAACTTAGGTGTTGTCCACTTTACCATAGCATTCAAGGAGTCCTCACGTGATCTATCTTTATTAAACCACCCCCCTACAAACTGTTCTAAGATCTCCTCGAACGTTTCATCATCACCCAAGGTATATGTTGCACCGTACTGACTACCCTTGGACGCAATATCCTTTCTTAGTTTGGAAACAACAGACTCTTGATCCTCGTTCCAAAACTCATACGCCAACATCTGCATGTGGGGAATGAGATCTCGAAAGAACATCTCATCACCGTTGACTCCGTACATCACTATATCTGGTTTGACTTCACAGTCTGCAATTTGTTTCATCGTAGGTAAGATAGTTGCCCATCTTGTACTGGAATCATTCAAATACTTTTCAGTATACTCCTTTGCACGGTTCATGTCAAATTCTTCGAACAGTACGTTTGGATAGTGTGTCGCAATCTCACGTTTATACTTGTGACCATTTTCGCCAGCTAAACATGGTACAACTGTGTACATGTATTGTGGATCTTCATAAAAGTAGTGAGACTGCAGTGCAGAGTCTATACCCTCTGATAGAGCAATGAATCTATTAGGATACCTGTCCTTGATAACTTGTGCATGACCACTCATACACTCGTGAATGAAATCGACCAGTTCTTCGGGATCATTCCTTACTTCAGATTCGTATGCATCACGAGAATCTTGTGTGTATCGATATGAGGGTAGTAAAGAATTGATGTGACCAAAGAAGGTCTGACGTTCTTTACCAGAAAACTCTCTACGAACAAATGGTTCATATTGCAAAGACTTCTGTACAATGTCTGATTCTTGTATCGTCATCCATGGAAGGTGATTGGATAACTCGAACCCATATATCTGAGAAGTAAAGATCTTGTGGTTGTTGAAGTAGTCTAGTGCATAGTCAATTTTATGAGGTAGAATACGTACCGCAAAGAAATTACCGTTTGCATTTTGTAGTGACCACCAGTCATCCAGTAGGGTTTCTATGGGTTGTTCGATAGTATATCCCTGCCAGAGTAGAACATATCCCGTACCACTATGTACGTTGACTTCATCATCATGACAGTAGTAGTACTTACCGAAATTTTTTACTTCATGATTTTTTATTTTTTTGGGATTCGTACAGACGAAAAACTTCACCTAAATTTCCTCATATTTTTACCCAATAGGATTTTTCGTAACTCTGTAACATATACTCTTTATACATGACACCTGTCTCTTGCGATATGTCACCCAGTACGTCTTTTACTGATTCGTGATTCTCTACTCTCCACTTATCTATATCTATTCCTCTCTGACCGTGCAACCACGGAGTGACCATTATCCACCCATCATTGACTTCGGTAATGAATCCACATTGATCCGGTCTTGTTTCTAAATCAAGACCATACTTCAGGTATCCACAATCAAAGGATCGGCAGACGTGTGGTCTCTTTTCGTAGATTTTACAGTCACCGGATTTCGAGCACAGTTTATTACAACCGGATCCCCAGTCGTATTTGATACCCTCTTTCAGGGCGACTTTCTGCGATAGGATGATATCAGGATCTTGTCTGGTGTACCAGTTGTCGTGAGTGAATCCTAGTGAGTCGCAACAAGCCGTGCAATCTCCACATGGGTTCATAGATTTCGTAACCTATCCACCACGAACATATCTTGCTCGATACCGACCAGATCATTACCTTCAAGTGCTTTCAAAAAGATAAGAAACGGTTTGAGAGCAGACCAGTGTTCTGGTTCTATCTTGAGTGCTAACATCTCAACACCAGATTCGAATCCCCAACAATTGAAGATCACGATCAGGTGATTAAGGATGAGTCTTTCGGAGAGTTCTTGTGTGTCTCTATAACGATTGAGTAATCGCTTGACATACTTGAATCGTTTGATGTCATCGAAGAATTCTTCACTGTCTATGCAGGTAGGATTATAATAATTCTGCGCTGCATAGAGCGTGAAGGTTTTGGGGGTCAGTTCTAATTTCATAATATATCTAGTTGTAAATTAAGAGAGTGCTTCGATCAATACTGCCTTCGTTGCGTACTTGGAAACTTCAACACCAGTTGACTCTGCGAGTGCAACTAGTTCTGCTTTGGTCATATCTTCGAGAGACTTGTTACCTACAGGTGCTTCATGCAACATTGCAGGTGCTTCGTGTACTACTTCTTCGACTACAACTTGACCAGACGCAGGATTGATATATGCAGCAATGTCATCTGCACTCAATCTAGTGGAGATCAAAAGTTCTCCTGTGTTTGGATCTGCCCATCCACGTGGAGTGGGCACTGCGTCTGTACACCATCTTGGGGGTTGTAACATAATTTACTCCTTATCATTACTCAGGGGTTTTACCAGAAAGGATCGCACGAATGACTTCAAACTCAGACATGTTTTCCTTCTTTACTGTTCGCTCTTTAGGTTCTTGGATCTCTGCGTCAGAGACATCCTTCAATTCTTTCTTGTCAACCTTGTGCTTTGCAATGAAGTCCTTACCAGACTTGGATTCTTTGTCATCCATTTTCTCTGGTTCTGTTGCACCTTTTGCTTGAGCAGCTTTTGCTTCAAACATCTGGTCAACGGCACGAAGTAACTCTGCAGTTGCGTCAGATAGGTCTACACCCATGTAACTCTCTTTCTTGGTTTTACCGTGCTTCTTCTCACCAATTTTAGAGATCTCGGCAGTCTTGTCGGCAGTGCGAGGGTTCTTATCCTTCTTCTTAGGATCTTCAGGTTTTTCGTCTTCACCATCAGCGTCTACAGGATCTTCTTCTTTCTCATCCTTGTCTGCTTCTGACTCTTCCTCATCACCATTTTTCTTTGGAGGGAAAGGCTTCTTCTTCTTCTCTTCGCCTTCCTCTTCGTCTTCTGATTCTTTCTTCACTGCATTCTTGGCAGGTTTCTTACCACCATCGATTGCATCGTCCGTTGCGGCACGTCTCTTATGAAGATACTCATCTGAAGAATCTACGTCTCCATCGTTATCGATATCCTTGTCCTTACGATCTTTGAACTTCTTGTCGTTCGCTTTATCGTCTACAGGATCAAGTTTGTTTTTTTCGGAGACCATTTCCAAATATGCCTCCATAGTTTTTTTAATTGACATTGTTAGTCTCCGTTAGAACCAAAACATTTTTATAAGACCACCAATCAGTATTGATGTGGTGACCCATGCAACTTTATTTATAATCCCCACTGTGTGAGCATTCTCGTTTACCTTCGTCTCTATCTGATCTAACTTTTGAGAGAAGCGGTTCATCCTATCGAAGTTAGCGTGATTGTTTTTTTCAATCGCTATCAACTTCTCTTCCGCTCTCGCCAGACTGATCATTGCGTCTGAAAGTTTATCTATTTTACCCTCGATCCTATCGAGACGTTTAGCTTGTGTTTCTGCTGCCATGTGAGGACTTTCCCATTTAATAAAGTACAAATATACTTCTATTTATACAGTTTTAATTCTTACGACTAGTTGATCTTCACCTTTTATGACTCTATGAAAGGTCATTTTTGGTATAAACAACTTGTCACCCTTGTTTAATAATCTAGGGAGTTCGTTGTCAAACTGGAATTTCCAACCTTGTCCAGTCTTTTCAATATAGACATACCTGTCCTCACTATCCATATGCCAAACGTAATCCAATGGATTACTGTGTATATCAAATGATCTTAGAACATCTCCGTTCATCAACTCATATTGAGTATATGGTCTACCAGAAGAAGTTTCCACCACCACTTAATCCTAGTTGCTTTGCGTATCTAGGCAATCTACATGCCCAGTATGCCGCAGAAGTTTTGTCATTCTGTTGTGCACACTTGTGACGTGCAGCGAATGACTTACGTGCTTCGGGATCATTCAACTTGACCTTGAGTCCAGTCGTATCACCCCATGACACTTTCTTAATGTTACCAGTAGATGGATCCTTGACGTACACGTAGTACTTCTTCGGGCCACCTGCCTTTGGTTTGTTCAGTTCTGGTTGCTTCTCTTCTTCGAAGATACAGTCCAGTGCAACGTGTTCACCGTTGAAGTCTGCGAACTCACCAAGATTTGATTCCATGATGTCTACTTCGTTTGGTTGAACCTCAATATCACCGTTCTGATACTGTTCACGCTTCTCACGCCAGTACTCGAAGTATTTCTGAGATCCTACACGATATGGATTGTCCTCAACTAGTTTGGACTCAGATCCACATTCGCAGTGTTCGTTAAACGTCTTCATGTGATATACGTATTCAGTTCGTACTTGCCACCACCCATGCCATAGACTTGGACTGCAAGTTTCTTTTTAGGATTGTCCTTGAGTTTCAGTGTGAAACTGTTGGTCTTACCGTCAGAGGGTTTCTTCGGCCCCATAGCGACTTGACGGTCTACATCATCCATATCAACTTCATGTCCCTTCTTCTTCGCCCATGCATATGCGTGTTGCATTGCCGCAGAGTAAGACTTGTGATATAGGTCATACCCAGACGAAGACTTAGAACCCATCTTAGGTGGTTCTTGCTTCTTTGGTGTTGCCCTACGTTGACCACGGTAGTATGCTTCACGAATCTGTGAGAAAGGTTTACCGACTTCCTCTTTTACAATTTTGGTCATGACCGCTGCCATGTCACCCAATGCAAGTGTTGCGTCTTTACCACCACGACTGTACAGGAAGTACTTCATGCCGCCTGGCTTACCCTTGGGATACATCTGGATCTTATCCACGTTGTACTTAGCACTACGTGACTTACCTTTTACAACAAAGGTAGTAGTAGTCCCTTTACGAATAGATGAGTCATAAGTGATAGTGACTTCATCACCCTTCTTCAACTTATCGAAATCTTTACGAGGCATAGCCAATTCATTCAACATAGATTCTTTCACCGTCTCTTTAGGTTTCTCGTGAGTGTAACCTTTCTTGTCTAATCTGATATGATCAGCGTAGGTCTTTGCCATAACGCTTTCACCTGTCTTAGGATTATACATCATATGAGGTTTGAAGTCAACCTCAGATGCACATTCATTCTTAGGTTTCTCACCACGTTCTTTCTTAGAGATTGCGATTGCTGCTTGTTGTGCAGGGGATACTGCTTCGTTCTTACTTCTAAGTACTGCAGCTACCTGTTTGTGCTTAGACAAACCTTTCTTGATCTTTTCGATTGCCTTGACCGCACCAGTGTAGTTACCACCCGCATATCGTTTATCAGATGCAACACCGATTGCCATCTTGATTTCTTTGGGGGTGAAACCCTCCGCAACCTTCTTAGCCTGTGCAGTAGCGATTGCCATTTTCTTATCCATTGGCATGTCTGGATTGTCTTTCTCAATCGCTTTTGCAATCTCCTCACGCTTCTTTTTCTCAGCGGGAGTAAGGGTCTTTTCTCTTAGGGAATCAAAACTTCTCATCGTGGCCTCGGTGGTTGGTATCCTGCTTTCTTTAAAAGGTCTTTTGCTTTTACACGATCATGGTACATGAACTGATACTGCTTACCATTCTTTAAATCCTTAACGATGTAACTCTTCGGCCCCATCTTAATGATCTTACCTTCTCTCTTATCACCGTTCTCACTCTTGTAGAAATCAACCTCTCTACCTACACTGATAGAGTTCTTGGTTTCAGCACCCATACCTTTAGTTGCGAGAACACGGTAATTCTCTCTTAACTCTTTAAACGTCTTCATGCCAGATCCTTGTCGTGATTAAGGTTACCCTTCTTCTTTTTAACTATAAATGCATTGACTCGTGCCATTCCCCACTGCTGTGGTGTAGTGCCGGGTCTATGCCCTGTTTTCCATGCAGCGACTCCACGATTGTATACCTTCTTCAATGTCTCCGGAGAGATACCAGACTTCTTTGCTTTTGCCGCAATGCCATCTGGGGCTTCTTTGACATCAAGAGTATCGTATAGAGAATAACGACCCTCTTCCAAATACTTACTAAAACCTATCATTTGGTTGCCCTATTTTTTTGTTTAGCACGAGCGAGTCGTGCACGATCTAATAACTTGTCGTGTTTGATCTTATCTGCTTCTTTCTCACGTTCGATGTCTGCACGTGCATTCTTAACTGGATCGGTCTCTTCGTTTTTAACCATCTTACCCAGTGCTCTGACATCTAACTTGAGTCCGTGTTTACGAACCAACTCTGAAGCATAGTACTCAGGGGAGTGTCTGTTGTTGTCCTTCTCCATCTGTTTCTTGATGTAGTCTGCAACTTGACTATACTGTTTTTTCTGTATAGTTTTAGACATCCATCTCTTTAACATCTGAGGGGTAGTCTCTGCATTGAGACACATCTCAAACGAGATCTCTACACCCTCGTTGTACATATCCTTGAACGCCTTCGTGTACTTCGAAGGTTTGGTCTCTGTACTCTTATCGCCAGGCGCAGGTTTGTACGCAGACGAATCGTCATCGTCTTTCTTACCGTGCTTCTTGAAGTGTGCGTCTCTCTTTGCCTTGGTGGACTTCTTTAGTCCTGCATGATATCGGGCAGGTTGAGTTCCCTCTCTATCTTTGATATCTGGGTCTTGTTTTTTTCCTGTTCCCTTTTCAACGAGTTCGACTGCATCCAACCATTTGCGTAGTCGAGTGCCATCTGTGCGTTCGACGATAACGTAATTTGCTCCGAGCACTGCGACTGTAACCAGTTCGTCATTTTCTTTGACAACCACTGTGTCACCGACCTCATACAGTTCCCCCTGTACGTACTGTTCTCTTGTTTCAGAAACAGGTTTTAGTGAGATGTGGTTCTTGAATTCAGTAGTCTCTTTGAGACCCATACCAGTACGCACATCATTGAATAGTTTACGTGCGTCCTTGTTGGACATTGTTTTTGGTACACCCTGAGAGAATGTAACGAAGTCATTCTTAGAGGCGTTCTCACGTTGCTTAGATGCAGACATACCTTCTATACCCGCCGCATCTGGATCACGTGCACCTGCAGAGATCACATTGATACTCTTGAAGTTGTAGAATCCGTGACGTGCCTTCTTACCGTTGTACTTGTTCAGGAGAACTTCAAACTCACGGATGCGATCTTCACCCACAACCATGTTGACCTTGGTGTAACCTGCATTGTAAAGTTTGT